TTATTACCAATCGCTCCTCTACTCATCATCTCTTCCCTCCACTCTTCTCACTAAGGCCTCGGCTAGCTTTTCAGGTAGATTCCCATTTATCATTTCGCACCCTGAAGCAATACCCTCTACATCTACAAAAGTTGATGTAACCCACGTTGCACCCTTCCACCGGAAATCAAGCACGAGAATGCCTTTTAAAGTATTATATTCATGCAAGCTTAGCGCGCATCCAGACAGCCCTTCCCACACGCTTTTTGAACCATAGAATTTCTCCACTAGGGGCTCTATTGCTCTAGCCATCACTACCAGCTTTGTTGCAACCTCATACCTCTTAAGAGCATCGCCAACTTTTATTTTTGCACTACTCACCTTCCTTGCACTTCTTAGCTTTAGCCTCATCAAATACTTCTTGCCTGCAATCAACCCCTTCTTTTATCCGGGCGTGATAAGTAAAACAGTCCTCTATGCGCCATACCGCCTCTTTAACCCCTTCCAGCACCAAATCTCTCCACCTTCTATTCCGAGCCACCCGCTGCTCCTGAGTGTAGACCTCTCCGAAGTATTCGTTTATAGGGATGTGTATAGGGGCGTCCCATTTTACCCCCTCCAAGTAAAATCCTACTGTCGAATAGTTCTCTACAACCCGAACCTTAAAAAGGCAATCATCTGGAATCACCCTGCTTTCATCTATCAGCTCCTGCATTTTATTTTTGAGCAACTTTAGAGTCGCCCAATTAGCGCTGTCATCTCCCCACGTTGCCCGGTCTTCGTCCCTCACCTCTATCTTGATTCTCTTCATTCTTCCACCCCCAACTCATGCAGCTCCTGAGCTATCATCTTAGCCAGCGCCCTTCTTCGTCTTTCATGTCTGCGAGGCCTCACTAGCTTGAGCCTTTGTGAGCGCGTCCACTCTCTTTCCCGCTTACGCAAGAGGGCTTTTAGTTGGCATTTCAAAATATCGTCCGTGGCTTTCTTGGCTCTTTCGGTGAGAGCTTTACTCTCTTCCAGCGAGCGCTGCATATCCCGTTCCTCGCGCCTTTTCATCTCAGCACAGTCTCGATGCGTGGACACCAAATCAAAGAAAAGATACACCACGACTATGGCACCCCATCCATATAAAGCGTAAACCCATTCCATTATGACTCCTCCAGTAAAAACCGCTCTATAAACCTGGTATCGACATGACGCCTATACCCTTCCACCAGCTCTTGCTCAACCGGAGATAGCAACTTATGGTCCCACACTGTTAGCCAGTAGCATTCTCTGTGGGTGTTGTAAACTTCCTGCAGCTTAGAAATAGATTCTTCATCCATATTTTCCCCCTCCTTAGCGCCCTTCAGGCTTTTCAGCGCCCTCTATAAGCCCAAGCAAGCGCTCCCGATGAAGAAGCGCCACCTCAGTAGGCATAACAACAAACCTGTCCCCGTATTTATTATCCCACAACTTTACTACCTGGGCGTTCCATTCCGGCCAGCATACAAACATCCACCTTAAGCTTGGGTAAATCGAGATACCACTCTTTAAGAGCCATCTGTTTAACTCCTTCAAGTCTCTGTCATCGTCATTAAAAGCGCGATTCTCCAGATGCCTTTCCACCTCTTGAAACCACGCTGCATACCCAGTCACAAGGCTGTGCCCAGGATAAACCGTTACCCACTGGAAAGCTTTCTCGATAAAGCCCTCACTCCAACGCTTCTTACAGTCCTCATTCCGGCGTATTACCCGATACCCCTCAAGTTTAAGCTCCGTAGCTTCTAGCGCCTTTAGACGAGAAAAATACTCTTTCTTTTTCTCTTCCGGGTCCTCACTATCACCTGGATAAACAATCACAACCTGCCATCCTTTTTCAAAGCCTCAGTAATATCCTCTACCATCTGTTCAAGCTCAGTGACCTTCTTAATTTCAGCATGACTTCTAATCACGCTAATAGCCTTATCAGCTTCTTCAACCGTAATCTCTCCATCTGCTAACTCATGCATAATGGCGTCAGCTCTTTCATCTAGGGTTGCTTTCGGGTTCTTAGCTAGCAAGCCTTTCAATCTTTTAACCTCAATCCTACGCCCCTTGTCTGTGTAAACATCCGGATGCCTGTTGCGCATGACACGAGACCAGATAAACCCGTTGAACTTAGGATTATCTAGATTCCCCTTTGCTTTCCTCTCCCACCAGGCTAAACCCTTCATACGAGCTATTCCATAAGCCGCATCAAACTCTTTGTACTTCTTAAGCCAATCATAAAACGTACAGGCTGCTATCGAGGCCTCAGAGCAAAACTCAGCCATTCCATCACCTGCTGAGAGGGTGTCTATCAACAGTTGGGGGTAAGTTTCTTTGTATTTTTTAGGTGTCGGCATTGTTTGCATTCTCCAATAAGAAATCTACAGTCTTTCTAAAGAAAGATTCAAATCGAGTTTTATTCTCTATATCCGGATAATGCTCTGTACAACTGAAGTATGAGAAATAAAAACTCCCCCCCTTCTCCTGAGCTACCTCATCCACTATTTTTACCACAAAGATATAATCATACCCTAGATTTTCGGCAGGCTTCGACAAGGCCGCCACATCTTCGAACCGCCAGCACAGAGTTATTTTTTCAGAGCCTCTCTTTATACGGATAAATTCCGAGCGCGCACCACTCCCCCCTCCCCCAAAAAGGTGGTCCCATAAAAAGGAAGAACTTTCAAGAGGGGACCATTTACAATAATCATCCTCGTGCCCCTCTTGAGGAAGCTCAATATTCCCATTCTCATCAAAGACAGTAACTCTTCCTATCCATAAGGGCGGTTCTTTTTCATTTGTCGGCACGTATTAATTCTCCTCAAAATCCCGTTTATCTAGCCTCCTAGATTAAACCTTCGCCGGGGATAGTATAGCACCGACACTCCTTGCAGCGATGCTTAACTGTTATCTCTAAGTAGCCCCCGCAAAAACACGTATCTGCCCAGGCTGTGCGCAACCTTCCTAAGGAGCTAACAATCACCAGTACCCCCATTGAATTATTTACCAAGCCCCTTAGATTTCTCCTGGGGTGCCACATAACATCCAGGATGCTAGTGTTCTCTAGGTTCTCCACGCGCCCTTCCACCGACACCAGGTCCTCAGACTCTATCGCAACCAGAGATTCTTTACCGATAAAAACTAACTGGTTCGCCCCGATTTGAACCCTATCAAAAACCACCCCAACCAGGTTCGCCCTGAGCACTTGTGCTTCCAGCACCCCATCCTCTATATCTTGATTTTCATCACACATCTATCAGGTATCCTCCCCGTACACAATCTCCACAGCTCTCTCGCTGAAATCTATTTCCGCTGGAGCAGGAGGCTCCCAACTAGGCTCCTGCGCATAAAATGGTTTATGGCATCGAGAGTAAACCTCAGGACTGCCAGCTTCTTTGCGACTAGTGTATCTAACCTCAACAAACTCGGTGTCTGACACCTTTCCTTTTACCTCAAACTCAATCATCTCCCCCTGTTCCCTCCACACAAATATCTGGCCAATCCATCTTCTGAACCTCTCTCATTAAGCGCCTTCGAACCGCCAGAACTTTATCTATGAAATAAGCGGCATATTTAATTTCTTCAAGAATAGTAACCTCGTGACAGATAGGCATTACCAATTTTTTAGATACCAAGGCATCCTGAACAAAAGTCCAGCCGACTAACTGATATTCCTCAGATGCAGGGTCAAAATCTAATGTACACTTTACTGGCGCCTCCAACCGAATCACTCTTGAGACTCCATCCTTATCTCGAACCCCCCTCAAGAGCAAGGGCTCACATTTAACCTGTATTTCAATCTCCGCCCGTATCCATTCGAGCCTCCTATGAAACTCCTCCAGCAGCCTTCTCTTACTAACATTCTTAATGCTCACTCTCAATTTCTTCTCTGCCCCCACTTCCGCTCAAGCCTGCTTCCTGTGGCCAAGCAATACACCACCATCAAAGCCAACATAAAAAACAACCATACGCATAAAACGATAAGAGGCAAAAAAACCTCATACCAACCAATAGAGGCAAATCCAGCGAGCTTTACAAACGCCAAAGCCGCGATTAAAAAAAGAGCTGCTTTACTAATCATTCTCCCTCCTTCTTCTTCAAGCTTGGATTAGGACCCCATGCCTCTTCCTTCTCTCTATCCGACTCTTCTTTTTTCTTCTTATAATCAGGATAGCCAAATATCCCCCGATATACACCGCCTATTGCCATAGCAATCAACATTGTCGCCATATATTTTTGCATAACGTTCTCCTTTATTAATGAACTGTACTATCACATTCGTCACATTCATCATGGTCGCCCATACAGACTTCCGTTGTTTGATATGTAAACCACTTTCCTAAACCCCAAATCGCCGCCGGAAGCTCCTCGCGAATCGTCTTCTCCGGAAACTCCAGCTCATATAAGCAGCCTCTTTCCCCTTCACTGGAATCAAAGCTTATTTGCACCTTTAGAAAGCGCCTTTCTGAGGTGGGACCATGCACTACAGTACAAAAATCAATCCTGCCACTACTACCTTTGTAAAAATTAAAAGTTAACTCAACCTTTTCTTCTTCATCCACCTTCACAGAAAGTAAAAGCTCACAGTACCTAACAAGGCCTCGACCTTTTTCCTCCGCGTCGCATCCCCAGTCCATCTTTCCCATATTGTCCCTCCATAAAAACATTAGCACCCCATCGACACCTCATAATATGCTCATGGATACACATTGTCAACACAAAGACAGGAGGGCATTTCTTACTTCTTTCAGTATTGTTGTTGACACCGTGTAAACATGAGTATATTATTTGCTTGTCACTGAGGACATCATAAACATCAAAAGGAGATTATTTATGACTTTAACAAAATTTGAATACAGCTTGCTAAGGGACCTGCATATATTCCAGAAAGACTTAAGGGATATGTATTCCTGCCTTGACAAAGCCAATGAGGAAGCTATTAAAATACAAGAAATCCTTCTCCATAAGGTTACTTATCTTGAAGATAACGTTAAAAATACACTATGCAACATTGTTGCCATAAAAAGCTTCACTAGAGATTTAAACAAGGTTAGAGGAAGGTTGGCCGTTTCCACGCTTGCAGTACACCAATCAATTAGAGATAACACCTCTTCTACAGGAGAAGAAAAATGAATGAACAACTATACAACGAAGTTACCACTCTTTTTGAAGTTATCAATAAAACCCTTCAGAACCCAGCCATCGCTGAAGATAAAATAATTAGCACAAAGATAAAGGAACTTGAACAAGCGGCAGCCGGGATGTATGGCGAATTAGCTTTTTCAATAAAGGAGTCTTGATATGAACGACCAAGCAAACAAAATGTTAAGAGAAACCCATCGTGCCCGCCACCAGTTTCGCAGACTAAAGAGCATGTATGACCGCACTGTGTACTGTAGAAACAGCTCAAGGATGAGGAGGCTAAACGCTCTCATAGAAGAGTTGAAATTTAGAGCGGATATGACCTACTCGATATGGATGGATATGATGCTTTAAAAATAGCCCCCCTGGCCTGGTGTCAAAGCCAGGGGGACACCAAGCAAGTAAGTGGGTCTGTCTGGGGAACCTTACTTGCATGCACGAAACTCTAACACAACCTCTTGCTTGTCAGCAACGTTTACACCTTTTTTTCTTAACTCATCATACAAAGGGGCACGCAAAGAAGGAGGAGTAATAGAAGTTATTTCAACCTCGTACTCTTCATAATCTTTCAAGGTTAACCAACGCGCTTCAATAATAGAAGCCCATTCTTTTACAAGCTGTCTTTCAGTAGCTGGAGAGTTCCAAGTTATTTTAAGGACCTCAAAAGCCGGTTCATTTGCTGCCTCTAGCTCAGGGTGATGAACACCCTCATCATCTAGAACGGGAGCTGATGGCGCGGGAAGCGGTTTAATAACCTCAACCTTGTTGCCGCCTTTTACAAATACCACTTCAAAACCACCATACCTGCTGACACTTTCCTCAAAACCTTTTTTTCTCATGAAGAAAGAAAAATAATCTTCTTCATAACGAGAATTACGATAAAAAAACATAATATCACCTCCTGATGGGTGATAACTTTTATCTCACGCCATTGTATTTAAAAAACCAACATTCCTCAACCCCGTCTGTAGCCATATAGTTATTCCCAAACTAAGTGGCCATTGCTATACTTAGCTTTCATTATTACAACCAATGGTTGTAATGTCAATTAATTTACCGGAGAAAATTATGAAAATTAACACTGTTTGTGCTTACATCTACCCAGAAGGAAAAAGATTTAGAGTTGATTTAGAAGGCGCAGCCAAGTCAACCTTTCACTTCCCAACATTAGAAAATGCTCTAATTCATGTTAAAAACAATGTCAGTGAACCTTTAAAATTTATCGCATGCCCTCTCTCTGAAGAATTTATAGAGGATAAACCCGTCAAAGCTTCTAAACCCGGGAAGAAAGATGCCGAGAAGCAAAAATGAAAAAAAAACTGAATCCCAACATACAAGAAGCTATTAGTATTTTTGGAACTCAGCAAAAGATGGCTAATAAGCTCAATGTGTCTCAAACGGCAGTTTACAAATGGCTTTATTGCTTGCGCAAACCAAGTCCTGAGAATGCCGTTAAAATTCAAGTAATGACTAATAGCAAAATAAAGGCTACAGATTTACTGCCTAGCTACCGTGATGATTTTTTTATATCAAAACTGAAATCTGTTTTCAGCTCAGAAATAGGATAGTCATTGAGGGTGGTGCATGGGAGGTTCCATGCACCAAGGTAGCATCCGTGCCATCCAAGAGGATCCTTTCCCCGCCTGAAATTATAATCAACTCCCCCTCAAAGGCAACCTATACTTCAATCAACCCAACTCAAAGCTCCCCTAGGGGATGAACCCCGCCACTCGTAGAATCAATTCTAAGAGCCTCTAAGGCGTCCAATCTACAAACCCTTGTCTTTTATCATCTTGCCGGTTAAAAAGGCGTGAGCACCCCTTAGAGTCCAAATAAGGGCATGCTGAGCTCCTATCTTGGTGCGCTCTTCACCATTTTCCTGGCTTCGGCAATTATCCTCTCAGTTTCTGCTGTTCGCTGAGGACGCCCCTCCATCTCCTCCAGCTCAAATTCTTTTACCGGGGCATAGACAGGCGCTTTCTCATTTCTTCCACTTTCTGAACGCCAGTAGGCTTCATCGAGATTCACTGCATCCTCCCAGCGTTCTCGCTGTAGCCAGCGCACGGGATAAATCCACTCTGGCACAAAGGCGCCGTATTTTTGTTTAAGCCCGGCTTCTAGCACCTGAGCCTTGAGAGCTTTTAGCATGACAAGCGCTAACTCTTCGCTCGGATTTATTTTTTGATAAACCTGGCGGCATTTCGCTTTCTCTAATTTTTTAGGGTAAGCCTTCCACCAGGCCTCAAACCCCTCTTTCCAATTCGAACTCATTCCCTTGTCCTCTTTATCTCCAAAAACCCGATTTGGGGGGTAAGTATTATTATTATTATATATAATATTATTATATATATTATTTATATATATATTATATATATTACTTATAGCTTTTGCCCATCTTCTGTTCTTACGAATAAAAGGAAAACTTTGGTCATTCATTTTTTTTGTAAGTCTATGTTTTTCACCGAAAATAAAAATTCGAATAATTAAATAGAATCTGTACAGGTGTTTCTTCTTTATTTTCATAGCCTTGCGAGAGGCAAACTCGTACACGTCTGATAAAACTAAAGTTTTCTTGTTATTTAATTGTAGTTTTTCTTCTCGTGATAGCTCATTTTTTAGTCTGGGAACCGGTATTTTAGAGGTTTTTTTGCGTCCATACTGCACAATATATGCATTTAGATTTAATATCTGCCCGTAATAATTCCCATTTTCAGAGTACATTATTATCATCCTGTACATACGAAGAACGTTCAATGCCTCCATTGTGTCCAGAGATTTGGAAGCGTCCAGGGGAAGTATTTTCTCCATCAAGATTTCTTTTTTCCATTCGAATCGACCTTCGCTATCAGAGAAGCAGAGAAGGTTGGTGAAAAATATTCGAAATGGATAGGCGAAAAGCTTCTCTAAATCCATTAAAGTCGGACTTTCAAAGACGCGCCCTTTTAGGCTGTAACACTCCATGGCTTTCTCCTTAAGCGGAATAACAAAGGTTGACACTTCGTATCCATCCTATTACTATGTTTTTTTTTGTCAATACACAGGAGTTACTCATTGAAAGATAAATTGACCATGGGACAGAGGATTACGAAGGCGAGAAAAAACCTAGGGCTTACCCCTCTCGAGCTTGGAGTTGAGATTGGCGGCCTTACCAAGGCTACTATCATTAAGTGGGAGAGGGACATGGTTAGCCCTTCTGTTCCCAGCTTTATGGCGCTGTGTGATTTCCTGAAGTGCGATCCTCTTTGGTTATTCACAGGGGGTACGACTTTAAAAAAAGACAATAAAAATGTTCGCCTGAAAAAAGATGCAGCGGCTCAAATATTTGATATTCTTGCTGAACTTCAGAAATTATATACAAAGGCTGAGAGATGTATGGAGAAAGTCTCACAACTAAAGAAGAAATAGTCTACATACATAGCGTTTTCTAGCTCGTATAATTACCATTCCATTTCTAAAGGAGGGAAGACATGGAATATTACGAGCATCCTAAAACACTTATGTCTGACATTGATGTCGAGCAGCGACATATTCTTAATATGTATTTTGGTTTTTATAGTGAAGCTGAGCAGCAAAGGTATGAAGATTATACCTGTCGCTGTCAGGATTTAAAAACCGAACCTTTACTTACCAATCCATTTATTTAATAAGGATATTATTATGGGTTTTATTTACAAGTACCATCAGTCACGCTTTTCTTCTGACGGCAGGTTTTATTTAGTTGAGCCTAAGAAGAAAAATATTATACTGAGGTTTTTAAAAAGCATTTACCTGGTGTTAACAGTTACACCAACTTATTATTAAAAAGGAGATAAGTAATGGCTTTACGGGGAAAAAACCCTGCAGAATTATGCGGGGAAAAAAGGGCTAAGATATTATTGTATGGAGAACCTGGTGTAGGTAAGACTACTACGGCACTTAAATTTCCGGCTCCATACATAATCGACACTGAAAAAGGAGCTGAACACAAGGATTACCTCGAGTTGCTAACAAAAAATAAGGGGGCTATTTTCCAGTCCTGTGATTACGATGACATAATGGATGAGGTGAAGTCTTTAACTTTTGAAAAGCATCCGTTTAAAACTTTGGTGATTGATTCTATCACTCCAGTTTTTGAGGGACTCAAGAGAAGTTATGGCAAAGATGAAAAAATAGGAACTTTGTTTAGCAGGGATAAGCATGCTGCTAATGGAGATTTAACTGACTTAGGTCTTCTTTTACTGCGCCTTGATATGAATATAATCATCACTTCCCATGCGAAAATGAAATATAAAATGATTGCCGATGATTATAGCGGGAAAAAAACCTTAGAAGCTATCGGTTTTTGCGGGATAGGGATTGAGACCTTAAGTTATATTTTTGATTTTGAAGCTGAGCTTCAATTTCGTGGTAAGAGGCATGTAGGGAATGTTTCTAAGACTAGGTTCAAAGAACCCTTCCCGGTTGGGAAAGATATCAGCTTAGAGTTTAAAGATATTGCTGAAAAATATGGAGAAGAGATCCTTCTAAAAGAGTGCGAGAAAGCTATCCAGATATCCGAGGTAACCGGAAAAAAAATTCACGACTTAATTGTAGCCTTGAAAATATCAGCTGATAAAGTTCAAAGATGGCTTACTAAATTTGAAGTGGATAAACTTTCTTCTTTAACTGAAGAAAACGGACTCCAAATTATTGATGCTATATTTAAAAAGCATCCTGAACTAGCAAACTAAGGAGAAAATTATGCAGTTCCCAAAATTTGATATTGACAAGATTGATTGTTCCGTCTCACCCACATCCACTTTGCGTGATGGTACCTATAGTTTTACTGTTAAATCAGCGGCTGATCATATTTCCCAGTCCGGAAACCCTTGTATTAAACTTACACTTCAATGCGAGGATGATGATGGAAATAGGGGCCTCGTGTTTGATTATCTGACTATGTCTGCATTATGGAAGTTTAAGCAATTAGCCATCTCTGTAGGGGATTCTTCTTTATGTGTTTCAGAAGGCCATATTGATCCGAGTTCTTTCCTTAATCAGCAGGGTATGGTTGAGATTGTTGTGCAAGCGTCAGAAGGATACGCGCCTTCCCCTAAAGTTAAATTCTATCGGCCCGGGGAAAAAGAAGTGGCTTTCTCTCCTTTATCACCAGTTGACAGTAATGGGTTTGATTTAGATAACCCTTTGGATATTTAAAATGCTAATCTTGACTCTGAAAGAAGAGATAAAGGTTCTTCTATATATGGGAGAGAGAATTTACTCTCTCTCTCTCTCTTATAATGGGGATGAAAAAGTTCAGTTTAAAATATTCGAGAAGTCTGGGGATTACTTTTTCTTTAAGGAAAAATTTATTTTAAATAAAAAAGATGCGGAACCCTATTGTTTTAAGGGCTGTGTGAAATTTTTCTACATAAGTTCAAAAACAAAGACTGTGGTTATGGGGTTTGAAGCCCCTCCGGATGTTCATATTATAAGAAGTAACTGCAAGAAAAAATTACACGTCTAGTAGGGGTCCCAATCTTTCATCTTTCTAACCCCTCCTGCAACAGTTTTAAGGCCATGCCAACCCAGGGCAAAGTACCGGAGCGCATCGGCTCCATGCGAAGCCCAGTTGTGCACGGGAGCTGAATAAGTTTTTTTTGTGGGGTCGTACTGAGAGTGGTACTCCTTCAGACACTCCATTCCATAATCACAATTTTCAGCGTCAATACGAAACCTTTGAAAAAGAGCCCTAACTGCCTCTATCCCGTCAATGATGTAAGCTTTCTTAACGGTCCTAAAATTTATTCCACACCGAGCGGCATACTGTTTTCTGGTTAAGCCTGAACTTAATTCTTGCACCTCTATATCGTGAGGTGCGAAATGGATATCAAAATGAACTTTGTGTTTTTTTTTGAAATCATGCATGTATTTTGCATAGTGGTCCATGGGCTGCCTGCGGTTTTCATAATAAGAAACCAGCCTAATCTCCGACCCTTTCACCTGTATTATCCAGATTGACGTAAAGTCATCTATCCCCAAATCCCAAGAGCTGTATGTTTTTAATTTAGGCTCTGGTTTAAATACCCCCACTCTTTGTTCGTCATAGGCTTTTTTAATTTGAGCTGCATAGTAAGCTCCCGGGAGGGCGGCTTCAAATGAGCAGTAGAATTCCTGCTGCACAATCTCCTCCGACATCCCACTGGCTCGTTCTTCATCTATTATTTCCTGTGTGACGACCGGTATGGTTTTGGCTGCGTCTCTGAATGTGTCTTCTACTGTCAGAACCCGAGTCAACCATTTTGGGTTGTTTTTATTCTGAGTCAGCAGCTTGTAAAAATGATTGTGTCCTCGAGGTGTCCCATTGAATATAGCCCACCCCCCATTCTCAGCTAAAATGGGACGCACGTATTCCCATGCCAGTGGATTGTGGTGCTGAGTTTCTGAGCTTATGTAGCCTATGGGGTTGGTCCCCATGACACGGTCGTAATAATTAGTTCCACCAAACTTTAGGATGGAGCCATTTTTAAATGTTATTGAAAGCTTGGAGTTATTTGTCTTAGCGACTAGACGGTCAGGTATGTGGTCCAGGTATCTCATCCCGTTGCGGTCAATACCATCCCACATAACATCCCTGGCCTGGGTTGCCGTGGGAAACATATAAACATATGTTCCCACTCTCATCTGCGTTGCTGCTACAGCAAGATTAAGGAAGCACTTGTCTTTTCCCGCTCGACGGTGCTCCACAGTGACGATTCTCTTGTATCCTTTTACAAAGAAATCATGGAATAATGCTGACTGATAAGTGCGAGGTTCAAACCTGTGAGGAAGCTGAATAACGTTTGCCATTATTTAGATTTTATCTTCATCTCTTTAAATGCGCTGAGAGCTCCAATACCAAGCAGAGCGCTAAGCAGGGTCATATGCTCCGTAGTGTTAATGTCGGGCATATGGAAGCCCCATGCCACAAGGAAAGGGCGGGCTACCCAGTCCTGAAGAAGCCCAAGGGCCGCTACCCACCCTAAGGTTGAGCGCCATCCATTGTCGTAGAACCCTCGAAATTTTGCGTTAACCTTGTTTATTTCAGCCTGCATGATATAGGGCTTCTGTTTAACCATCGCCATAAAGGCGTCGGCCTTAGCTCGCTCTTCGTCTGAAGTAACTAACTTGTCGGCAGCATTGCCAATAGCATCTACTGCATCAACAATCGGCTTGCTTAATATGTTTGAAAAAATACCCATTACTACTCCTGTATAAAACTCTGGTAGTTATCAATAAAATCACTAGTGATCCCTTTTCCTTTATATGTATTATAATACTTTTTCCAGTAATTGGCCATTCCTTCTACATCTCCTACCTCAGGGAGGGCTTCTGCGACCCTAAGGTAGTGTATTCTAGCCATTACAGTGGCGTAACGAAGGTCGTAAGTTATCTTCTCAAAGTTGTTGCTGACATGTTCTCCGTAGAACATCTTTATTTTTTTGACCAGCTCAGGCTTATAGTACAAATAGTTCCCCCAAATATCCTTATAGGTATTGGGCTCCATTTGATATATTCCACTTGCTGGCCCTGATATCTGCCTCAGGTAATAACCGAGGTGGCTTTCTTGCGCTGCTGTACCAAGGAGTAAGTCCACAGCTTTTTGAGAAAATAATTCCACATCCAAAAGAGCTGGTGTAATCACGCACTCCACAAGGTCTGTTTTTTTTATCCCCATTTATAACTCCAGGTAGTAGATGACATCTTCAATGGAGTATACAACCTTTGCGTTGCCTTTCCATCCGGCATGCCATTCTTCCTGGTGCGGAGTTAACTTGCACGTCCGATTTTGCTTTATTTCAAACAAGTGGTTCTTACCCCTGAAGCCAACGAGGATGTCTGGGCACCCCCTCCCTACATTCGTAAGGTCGTGAACCGTGGCGCCCACAGACTTAAGGAGTGTTGTTATCTTCTTCTGGTTTAGGTCGACTCTTGAGCGCATTCATTTAAGCCACTACATACGGGACCGTAGGCCAATCCGCATTAATATCCACACTCTCTGGGTCAGTTGATGCGTCAATTACAGTGTAGAGAGCTCCGTAGTTATCAGCGCATGCCTCAATCAATAGCGCTTCCCCTTTCTGTATTTTCTTCAAATCGTCAAGAACTAAATCCTGAGGGTCCATGCTGGTATCATTCCACTTTAAAGGAAAGGTCAGCTCTCCTCTGTCCCCGGAGGCGATTAGTGTATTGATACAGTTTCGCTCTTCACCGCTTGAGGAATATATCTTATCGTTATAAGAAATATCCCCCTCCATATATCGCATCATCACACTCATCAGGTCACCTTTGCGCATATCCTTACGCTGGTCTAAAGTGTATTCCGGGTCTGGAGTGTTGCCTTCGGCAAGCCATTTCTGGTAGGTCAGCCAGTCTGAATTTGCTGAGTCATTGGGGATATATTTAATCTCACCACTTTGGCTGTCTTTATAGATAACGCCGCTTCCTGAAATTTGATATGTAATCATTTTATTCTCCTATGTAAGTTCAGCTTGAGCCCACCAATGGCCACCAATAATGGCATTATTAATCAACCAGGCTGCTCCTATTTCCGATAGGCTAAACCCAGCCGTGTTCCCATCTCGAAGCGTCACAGGCCCTGCAGCTGGGGCTTGTGGGCTCCAAGTTGTCTCCTCCCATTGACCTAAGGTGCCACTACGGTTCGCTACATTCACCGTGGGGGTTGCGCGCTTGACTGTTTTATATGGTATTGTTAAAGAAATATGTCTATTATTTGCAGTCCCATTATGCACCTCGGTAATAGCCTGGCCCACTTCTGTAGCAGCTCTCAGCTGACCAAAGTTATAACTTTGCTCATAGTATCTTTGGCATAAGGAAATTTCTTGCTCCACACTGCGGTATGGGAAGGTGGATGGAATTATATCCCCTGGCGTTATCGACACTAAAGCTATCCTAAATATATTGGCCGCCGATGCTACTCCATTCACCTGGTTGGTGGAAGAGATAATAGAGGTGCCACTTGTTGTCCATGCATCTAATGTGGATGTGCTTATATCGGGCCCTGAAGCCATAGAGAAAAACACTCTTAAGCCAGACCCGTTATCTATATTCCAATTCCCCACGTTTGCAATAGTTGGAATTGAGATGGTAACTTTCTCCCAAGTATTGGCGACCGAGATTGTATATTCTTTAACTAAAAATCTTCCAGAATCGAAATTTTGAAACCCTATAGAGTGGATTCCGACTGTAGAAGATTTTACATAAAACTGAAGAACCGCTGTTGATTCAAATATCTCAGCAAAATCAAACCCCTCTATAATATATCGGTACCCAAAGAAATCATTGGTAGCCGGGGAAGCTATCGCATTTACGACTGTAAGGCCTAAAGAGTGCTGAGTGTGGTAATTCGCAACACCAAAAGAAGGGGCGTCCGTAATCTTAGCGCAGGTATTTCCAGTTACAGCCCCATCCTGAATCATTTCAAACCTGTCAGCCACATAGATATCTCCACTTCCTGTGGCCGTCGTTAATCTTTGGAATGGGTTTGTGCTAAAGTTACCACCAATAATAAGATTGGTATCACTTTCGGCAATCTCGAGCCCGGCGATTGCATTCGTGTTGGCGGTAATGTTGGTAGCGTTAGTTGTAATATTACTGGTGTTGGTTGCAATGTTAGCTGTATTGGTGGCAATATTAGCCGTGTTGGTGGCAATCTGCCCTCCAAATGTATCCACTTTGACCAGCTGGTCATGAGCCGTGATGGAACCTGCCGCAGCACTCTCAAACCCAACAATACGAGAGCCGTCACTTCCCACGCCTTGAGATGCCAGTTCAGAGCGCAGAGTGTTTACATCTGCATTTGGCTCCAGCTTGGCCTTTGTAATTCCTGTACCAGTAGCGTTCATTTGCCAGAATTCTTCGGCATCTAGGATGGGGAGATGTACGTCTCTGCTTTTATCAACAATGGAGGCGTCCTGGTATCGAATAGATAGCTCGGAAATTCTCATTTCATTATCTTGGGTGAAAATGATCTCCTTATTCAGGTCATTATTTATTTCATCTGCAGTAAAGCCGCCAGGCTTAAAGTTTGATGTTCTTTCTACGGGCGCATCTCTTTGCAGAGTGATTCTGTCAAGAGCAGCCGCCCCACTCACCAGAACAACGGTGCCACCGCCTGAAATACCTACGCCAGTAACATTGTAATGCACGTCTAAAATAAGAATATCTGCCGCATCATTTCCTGTCTGCCCGCTGGGTGTTTGGTAGACTAAGATATCGGATGCTTTGCTGATAACAAAGTCGTAAGTAAAAACTGTTTGTGCAGCCGCAGCCACATACTGGTTTCTAGGAAGATTGTCGCTTACAACATAACTCACCATGTCATTCTCCTTCAAGGATTAAATAAAAATTTCTGGCCATTCTCTTTCTCTAGTCGATGCTTCATTCTTCGCTTATATCCTGGGCTAACCCTTTCCTGTAGCCTATCCAGAAACAAATAGTCTAGCAGAGTTCGAGTGAACCATAAATTGATAAAAGGCGTATTATTCTCTACTAAATGCAGAGTACTATTACTTGGGTTATCTAAGCCTCTTACTTGGGCTAATATCTTCGCCACATCATCCAGGGTTCCCGCCGAAGGCCCGAGTAAAGTCTTGGTAAAGTCTCTTCCAAATCGGTCATATTCTCCAAACAAAAAGTCACCGTAAATGGCGCCACCACCACCCTGGAGGAAGGCGGCCAACCAAGTCCTGGCTAGCTTCGGACTTCTCGGCTCTCTGTTTTTAACGATGTCTTTCGCTGACATTGCAACATACCCTAGCGCGGTTGAGCTAATCATAACCTCAACCAACCCCATGATGTCAGCGTTTCCACTTATAAGTGAGTCTATGGCGCCTTGGTCTCCACCCCCTACAAGAGCTCGACCTAGCACTCTCTTCGTGAATGCGATAGAGTAATATTTAAACTGGCCAACATAGCGAGCAAACTCACCCCATAGAGTGCCAGGTTGAGTCCCTCTAATAATTAGAGCCCGGTCAGAAGCTGATGGTTGAACATTGGCAGAGTCCGTTTGGTCGATAAAGAAGGTTCTTAGCCTGTCTTCTAGGTCAATCCTTGTTCTATCCAGGAGGGATGGGCTTACTTCTTCCGGGCTTTTGCCAAGGTAAGCAGCTATCTTCTCTTTTGAAAGGGTCTGTGCCGAGTCAGGCGTGATAAATATTTCATTGCCATGGGGTTTTACTCCATTCTTCCTGAATAAGTCCCACTCCTTTCCCTCTATACCATAAATCCTTAAAGCTCTTTGAACGCCTGACTCCAGTCCTTCGAAGCTCACATCTTTATGAAGGGCTAAGTTTTTTGACAAGGTCATGCCGATGCTTTGGCGACTAACTTGGTCCCACCATTCATTACCCGACAGCTTGAAAAATGTTTGCATAGCTTTAGTCATGTGGCCACTGGGGGTGTCGGGGTTGGCAAAGTAAGCATTCATATTCCCAATATGCGAATCTGAATAGGTGCCCATTAGTGCGCCAAGTATTTTCCGCTCCTTATCACCACGGCCCTTCAGGAGTCCAGCGACTCCTTCTGAGTATCGGTCCAGGAAACCTATTCCATGCTCTCGCATTAAAGCCGCACGTGGCGCCAGGTCAGCAATAGAGGTCAGTGTTATTAACCCTAGCTTAGCAAGGACGTTATTAGACCTAATGGCTCGACCTATTTTTGCTGATAAATTACTTACTACTATTCGAGTATCTCCGTTCAGCTCTGCAAAAACATCTTTTGCAAATCTAACAGATTTTTTGAGTTTCGGATTTGATTTTTCTGACTGCGATACGTCTTCAATTAAAGAATCTAGAAATGCCTCCGGATTGGTTCCCATCTTCTGAAGGAGGCCTAGGTTTTCACCGGTGCTTTTAAGGCTGCCTATAATAGAGTCTTGGACGGAACCGCTGCCGTATCTCTGGTTATACTCAAACCATGATGAACCATCTTTGAAATGCAGCTTTCTTGACTGGCTCAGCTTCTTAGCCAAGTTACCTGGGCCTTTAAATACAAATTCCCCCGGAGTTTCATTTGCCTTAGATGCGGTCAGGTGTATGCCGCTTACCAGACCCTCATGAACTTCTTTTAGATACTCTTCTTTATCCCCAAAATATTTAATACGGCTCCAGTCAAGCTTGGGGTTTATAAAGTTTTTCCACTTGTTGAAAGCTATTTCTTTAAGGCGCTCTCGAGTTTCAGCAAAACTTCTTGTTGCGCTGAAAATCTCACTCCTTAGCTTAACGCGCTCAGATATTGAATCAGCTGCGTGCAAAAGTCTTTCTGGATTGTGACTCTGCCTGCCCATGTATTCCGGTAAATCCCCAACTGGAACACCTTCTCTTCTTAGGAGTTTTCTTGCATTATTAAATGTGTCTCTTACTACTGACGATAAAGCCTTGGCTGATTCATTTTTTGATGAGCCGGCCTCAAACATTTCCTGAGCTAAGGACTCTTCAATATCGCTGCTCTTAAAGGAATCTAGTAAATCATCTTTTAGGAGTCGAACTAATAAATCGCTTAACATCTTTTGGGAGTTTGATTTTTGAAGAGCTCCGACGGAGAACCTGCTGTTTTTAATATTTGATTGGACACCATCTAAAAATGCGTTCAGGCCCCGAGTCTTGTCTTTAAAGCTATTGATAAGCGTCAATGCATCATTTTTTTTTATAACATTTAAAAGTCGATTGTATTTTTCAAATTGCTCAGCCACTGAGAGCTCGTCCACCATCTCTTTCCCTGTTTGCCTAAGCGCGTCTTCCATTGTTGTGGCGGATGACTTAACTTTCTCCTGAGCTGTATTCCTCAGCTCCTCAATTAATCTCTCAGCATCCTTAGAGTTTATGATCCCCTCTGCTGATTTTCTTATTTGCTTGGCACAAAATTTACTCATACTGGGTTCCTTACTAGGCAGTCTACAGCCTCAGCGATGGATTTTTTTATCCTCTCAAATTTCGAAGCAACTTCCTTCCCCTCTTCAAGGATTTCTTTATCTTCTTCCGATAGCTCTAGGCTATCCACTATTGCCTGCATTTCATCTAGGTCGCTAACTTCTGGTTTCTCTGGTATAGATTCCGCGTCTTTATTGTAGGCGTCATTCCGCTCTTTATTTACTACAGAGTCGCCTTCGTATGAGTTAATCTTTTTTGACGATGCCTTTAACGCATTTATGTCAACCGGTCTTCCTGAATCCTGTTGGATTATATCCTCTGTTTCATGGTGTTTAATTTGATTTTCTAAAATATTATTTTCTTTCTTTCTTTTTGATATCTCTTTTCTTACCTCTGTTATTCTTTTGGTTGGTTTTTTTGACCCTTTTATCTCAAACAGCCTGTTTTCGGCGTGTGAAATTTTCTCGTTAAACCCATCGAGTTCCTTGCTTAATCTTTGAGCTTCTTCCGGGGATTTTTCTCCAATCTCTTTTTCAATCAACTCGGACGACTCTTTATGCTCTGAGACTCTTTTGTTTATAAACTCCTCTTCCTTCCCGTTAATCATGTCAGATAAAAACTGTTCGTCCTGGGGAGTCCTAAGCTCTTTTGGCGTGCCGGAAATAGTTAATGATTTTTTTATCTCATCGTTTAATGGTAGCTTTTTTAAAAAAAGACGGTCAGATGCGGTCCGCTTAAAATCTGGTTTCTCTAATATTTCTTTCCCTTTTTTTATTATATCCTTAGCATGAAGCGGTTTGTCTTCAGAGACAATCCCTTTTACCTTTTTATCGAACGCTTCCTTATCCTTGATAGAAACTTCTTCATTCTCAAGTGATTCTATGGTTTTTTTATTCTCTGACTGCTTTGCAACTATTGACGCACGCTCTTCAGGGGATATATTCTCTATCTCTCCCTTGTCATTAAGGCGAGCATCTCGATATCCATTATTTATTATCTCATCAACATGAACGCTTTTACCAGCTGACATTTGGTTGGCAGCTGTCTCAACAGCTTCTCGATAAGACTTTCTAGTTATAGGCTGATGGAAGCCAAACTTACCCCTGATTAACCCTCCCAGACCAGCGTTCAAACCGATGGTGGCTATTGCATTTATTGCCGAAGGGTCTTCACCATAAACTGTGTCACTCTCAAACTCTACTGCAGCACTGGGGATCGTTGCCAAGGCAAACTCACTAAAACCTACCCCGGCTTTTCTGGTGGTTGCTAATGATGTTTCACCTATTTTCTCTAAAATAGAACTGTTTGTTTTGCCCATCATAAAGTTAGCGCCTTTAAAGGCTGCAACGTTAATAGGGTCAAGAACAAAACCAAGTGATGAGCCAGCAAATCTAGATGCTACCGAAAGAAGGCCTGGGTTCATTCTTCCGAGCCTAGCCTGGGTTGCCTCTTTGACGTCTAATCTATGGGCAGCTGCGCGAGCAACACTTTCAGGGACACCATCACCGGATGTTTTTAGCTTATCAAAAGAAAGGCTTTCTCTGAATAAGTCAGATTTCTCCCACTCATCCTTGGTTAACTTTTTCCCCTGTCTCGCGTCTTGCGATAAGAAAGTATTGGCTTGTGACAACAGGCTTAATGTTGGTCCGGAGCTAAGGCTTTCAGCCGCGGATAATCCGAGCCCATCAAAAAAACCAGTAGTCGGTGCGGTTTCAAAATCCGATACATCTCTAGTTGTATTCTCTGGAAGGTATATTCCAGTTAGATTTCCTTCTGTCTCACTTTCTACACTCATTTCTACTCTTCATCCTCATCTAAACCAAGTATTTTCCTAATGTCATTCTCATCACTAACATCAAATAAAGACTTGTTTTGCTCCTGAGAGAAAGTTTCCCCTTGTTTCTGAGCTTCAAATGCTTGCTCTGCAGCCGTCTGAACATTTAAGTTCAAAACCTTATTGATAGGACTTGATGGGTTAGCAAGTTGTGAGAATGAAAATGAAAAATCAACACCATTCTTTAGCTTTACTGGGGAACCTGAGCCATCGGCCAGGTACATTCCTGAGTCATCAGCCTTGTTTTGAAAGAACGAATTTCTCATCAAATCTGAGCGATAAGTTATCTGTCTAGCACCTTCTGAAAGCTCGGGGAAATAAGTCGGAGGAACTCTTAGCTCTAGATTTTTACCAAGCTCATCTCCTTCAAAAATCCTGACTCCCTCTACGTTTCGCAATCTTTCCTGGAATGCTTTCCCTATGGCTACTATCCTAGAGATTGGTACTTGAGACTTAACCGGCACCCTAAAGTTATTTCCGTTATAAGAGCTGTACTCGTAGTTTGAATTTATTACCGATGTCGCCTTTTTTGATGCATCACCCTTCCCCATTTTCCTTGCAAGAATGAGTGACAATTTGTAAAGCTGCTCTCTGGTGTTATTTATCACAGGGACAGTGGCTCCATTTCCAAGAGTAGATTCCCATACCGAAGTGTCTTCCGCCACACTAGAGCGTAAGGATTTAAGGTCTACAGAGTCTTTGACGACTTTCTCCAGGTCACCCGTGGGTAAAGACCATGCGTCGGTAGCATCTGGAATTAAAGATAGAACTTGCTCATTATTTAACATGGAATTATAAAACATAGAGGCTTGATGGGCTCCAGCTCTATTTAAATCCCTCAAGGCGACAGAGCTATACTTCCCGTGCTTGTCAGCCTCTGCTCTTATAATCGCTGCTTGCTCAGCAACATTTGTTCTGGCATTGATTTCCTGGGCAATAAAAGCCGCCCTATCATTTGGAACCACCCTTACTTCATCCTGGGTTAGACCCATGTTTTTTTGTGTGGCAAGCAAAGCTTGGTCAGTAACCTGGGCTAAATGCTTAGCATCCTCTTCCTTACTTAAGACCCCTCGCATACCTGAATCATTGTATGATTTAATCGCATTCTGAACTTCTGGCGAAGGGAAAGTGTATCCTGCTGGATTATTCTTAAATTCTTTTATTTGCTTTTTATTTTCTTGCTCTATCTGATTAAACTCACTAAGACGCTCAGCAGCTCCGGGTCTCGTTAGGTCTATTCTTTCCCTGGCCCTGTTTATCATTATGTTTTTTTGGGCGATACCCTCATAGCGAATAGCCTCTGCTGTTGTCCAAAACTTTTTAGCCCCCTCTACTTGACGCCTGAATCTATCGGCTTTGTGAGGTGCTGCCATCTCCACCATTGCTATACGCGCTTCCACATCCTCGGGAGCCTCTCCATTTTGGATTTGAACCACCGTATCTTTCATTACTTCATTTATCTTATCAGCCCGGACCCGGATAGATTGCTTTCTCTGGCGGAGAATACCTCGCATCTTAATGGTTAATCTCTCTTTTTCCTCGGGAGATAGTCCAGTTGTCTTGGAGTCTTCAAAGATTTTTAAATATTTATCACCGTTTTTAAACTTCTCTTGAACAACTAAAGGTTGGTCGACCTCGTCGTTCTCAAGTGCTCGGTGAAAATCACCCAGATAGGTCTGTTCTTGGAGGGATTTGTTTAAACCTTCTTTAAGGGCGGTAAATTTTGATGAGCTTATAAGGCCAGATTCTAAGGCTAAGTTTAAAGACTGAACAACCTGACCATTTATGCCCGCCGCTGATATTGCATCCCCTTCAAAAGCTTGATTTTCTGCATCTGTCTTATTTTTAAAGTAACTTTCATCTAAATCCGCTTGCATCCGGCTGGTTGCCACCTTTCGCAGGCTGCGTCTGATATCTTCTTTCCCGCCCTCCACATAGGCAGACGCGATATTGGTGATGGCTGCCCGGTTTTCCGGCTGTATAGAAGGCATGACGCCTTCTAAATACCCGGCTGCGGCATTCTGAAAAGACCCCAAGCTATGGGTTCCAAAGTTTTTAGGGTCTAAATGCTCTTCCTTTATTCTGTTTATGTTGTCTCGGATATCAATACCGGCAGCTATTTTAGAGGTTTGTAGCGCTTGCTTATCCTCGACGGCTCTTTTCTTTTGTATTAATTGGCCTGAAACAAATGCTTTATTACTCAATCCATCTAAAGCTGATGTTAATTTGGCAAAAGATTGACTAACCGGGGCATCTGATTCTTGGGGTTGAATGGCAACCTGGCTTTGAAGTTGAAGTAAGCTTGGCATTATTTAGTTCCTCCATCTAGTGAACTTTTAAATACCGACTGTCCGGTGCTAAATTGTGTGGCCTGAGATAATGATTCTCCCGCTAGATTTATTAAGGTGGAGGTTTCATTTCTCGTTGCAGCGCTAATCTTCTGGTTGATAAAGCTCTCTCTGAACTTGGTATTTAAAGCATCCGCCTTTTCATCCTCGTTAAAAGCATTAAAGTCGTTTGCCTGCACTGAGCGAAAACTAGGGGATGTTATCTCAATCCCGCCAGCCCCGGCCCTAGCTACATTGGAAGAAAGAACTCGAGAAAGGTTATCTATTCGCCTTATCGAGCGCTGAGTAGCTGCCACTTTTTCCTGGGTTCTCCGTGTTCTTAAGCTTGACCGTTGGAGGGCTGCCCCCTGTCTAGCCTGAAAAGCCCCGATACCTTTGGATACTCCACCCAATACTGTGAAAGCTGTTGTTACTGGGTCACCCATTAAATATCCACCTCATATCCAACGCCTCTAATAGTTGCTGGTAGAGGCTGGTCCTGTGTAATTGTAATTTTTTCTCTTGGGTCCCAACCCTGAAGAAGAGGGACTTCTGAAAAACCAGTTTTTGGCTCAATGGGATTAAAGCTGGTTGAATCACCAAACTCTAAAGAAGGGACCAACACGCCATTAACTTTAAGCCCTAACGACTTAAAGTAATCAAGGAAAACAGTCTTTATCCTCTTTGGTAGATATAGATTGTTTCCAAGCTGAGTAGGTATATTAAGAGGCATAGGAACCATCTCTGGGATAAAATTAATTCCCACCTCTACTGTAGAAACTTCTTTCTCAAGAGTTACTTGGCCACCAGAAACTTGTTGCTCATTGAAAATCAAACCATCCCCTATGATGCTAACCGTTTTACCTTCAAGATGAGTGAGACCTGTTATAACACTTTCAGGAGTAACAAACTCCTGGTAAGACGCACTATCTGTAAACCTATTGAAGTCTAATTTTTCCAGGTAAAACACATCTTGTGAATCTATGTTTCTCTTTATCACGAAATATACTTCGTTGTTGATGCTTGTGGTTTTACCAAATTCACCATCGGTAGTACACAAGGTCCACGCACTTACTCCCTGCTCTTGCAGGGTTTGATAAACTGCCAGAGTTCCATCCGAATTTGGATAAAACAAATATGTCCCATTGTCTCTGTCCGTATTCTCAAAAGACGAGCTATCAAGAGGAGTTCTAATTAGCTGAGGAGATAAGACACTAATGTCCACCTCATCATACTTAACCTTCTCCGCATTATAACCCAGACTGCGAATAATTTTACCACCTTTATCGATATAAATAATTTGATTATCAATAAATGAAATCTCAGGGTCTGCAATTCCTCTGCTCGTTTGCTCAGCAAAAAAAGCATTGGATGGGGTTAAAGGTGCTTCCTGCACTAGAGAGGTTGAATGCTCCCCATGAGTAGTAAATACAAGGAGGCTTGTGTAGCCAACTGTATGAATAATTTTATTACCTTTTCTCCCGTGAATAATAACTGAAATAGCATCTGCATCATTAGTGACCGAAGTATTGAAATTGAAATAGTCATTTGTAGCGGATAGGAATATGCCGTTAGGAAGTGACATTGTCCCTCCAAACGTAAGTCTATTCTGGAAAAATGTTACAGTTTTTGGCCAGCCTCTGCCATCAGAAAAAGCAACCTCACCAAGGAAGGAAAGAGTCCCCAGGATGGCTGCCCCATCAATGAAATCAGTAACCGTGAAGCCGGTGACTTGAGTTCCGCTAGTAAAGCCGGTAATGCGTACTGTACCCCCATTTCCTCTATAAAGACCACCAACATGCTCGGCAACAAATACGGGGCCTGATGAAGTAAGAGTAATATTCCCTGAAGTAGCAGAGGGGGTAAAAGTAACGGAATCATAATCGTTCCTAAAATCATATGAAGGAAAGAATCGGAAAGATGGTGCGCCTAAGGTCCATCCTGCGTGCGCACTTGTTCTTACCAGTTCTCTTGGTTGATTAGTTCCATCTACAATAATTAAGCGATCAATGCTTTGGGTTACGTTAATGTTCGGGATGTCGGCGGCTAGATAGGGACTAGCCAGGTTGGCCACCAAGGAATCTTCAAAATATATCCGAATAAACCCGGGTACGAAAAGCAAAATATAAACTGAACCATCTGAATGCTCAAAAGAATGCATAGCAACATCAGAAAAAGAAGTTATTCCAAAAGAAGAGACATCTTGAATGAAGGATAATCCAAACCTTCTTTGCAGCCCCCCTTGAGGAACAGTTAAAAAGTTTCTTATTTTTTGGGCACCTTTATAGTAAGGCTCGTAATTTACCCGCCCATGTAAAAGAGGATCGAGCTCCCCAGCAGTAAAGTTAGATTGAATGCTAACAACGGTAGCCATGAGCTCATCCCCTATTGTATCCCGAACCAAACCTCACATCGATGAAAGGAGCATCAACAATTGGCTGGTTAGGATGAGAGTAACCATCGGTAGCTAGAGCTCTTCGGTAGGCTAATTCCTTTCTCTTCTCCATCTTTTCCGCATAAGATTCCTGAAGAGCAACCCCAAGAGATAAGTAATCCGCAATCGCATAAACAAAATATTCAACAAAGGTGGGTGGCAGCAGATGTTCAGGTGTTAAAAATCTGTATTCCGCAGTCAGGTCAATATTATTGCTAAAAACCTTGTCTTCGTAGATATTATAATTGGTGAGAGGATACAGCCTAATCAAGGCTAAATAATCTGAAGGAAGCTGAAATACATACTTCCAGTCGTCAATAATTGGGGTCGATACTAACCTACTTAACTGCTGAAGCCTTACATTAAATCTCCAGCTATCCGAGGATAAAAGAGAAGGATAGAGCAAGTCGTATGCTTGCTCTGCCGCAGGGCCAATAGGGCCAATAGAGGTGGTTTGGTTTATCACCCCTTTGCCTATCAAAGTTACTGCATTGGATATTATCTGTATCCGTGTAAATGCCATTACAAAGTAATCGCGGCCACAGTAACATTAGGAGTGGTGGCTGTTACCACACGAAAACTATTAGCATCGGAGGCTGCCACGAAAATCGTGTCCCCAATTAGGAGGCTAAGAGCAACCTGGTCGAAGTATGCAGAAGCATCAACAGTAGCTATCGCATCTGCCTCTGTTTTGTAGGTGTGAGCGGTAGGTGCGCCCTTCTGAGAGTTGCTACCGTTACTGAAACCATTTAAATCAAAAGCCATAATATTTTCTCCTTGTGAGAATTAAAAAAAACCGACTAGCTTAGCGGGGTCAATACCCAGTTAACCTTGATTGAAAATACTCCTGCTTGAGTATTTGTATCATTTGTAACCTCAAGTAACGTGTCCGAACTAATGAAAATTGGGGGGACCGAAAAAATAACTTTTACATCTGTTCCATGGGTAGTTAAATTATCGGTATGCAGTGTATTTGCGCCCTCTTTGAAGGACACAAGGAAAGGGCCGACTGCCGCTCCAGAATAAGAATACTCAATCCTCTCAATCTGGTAGCTTGTTGGGTTTGATGGGTCTAGTTGAGGCGCGAAAATACCCTCTGTCTGAGGTGGGGCTTGAGATAGCATATGGTTACCAATCGTTTGGTAAACCACTACATGCCTACTAGCAGTCTCATTGCCAATAATCTTGGTAGTAACCGAGCCAAATGAGGATGAGACCACCTTTAATACTGCGTACAAGCTAGGCATAACACCCAAAGAAGTAATACACTCAAGAATGTCGCCACGCTTCAATGTGACCGCCTTATCGTTGAAGTAATTATTTGATGATACTTCAGCTAGGTCATCTACACTCGAGTAGGCGTAAACCATAGGAGCGGCGGTATTCTTTCCGGAAGAAACCATGTTAAATGTTTCAAGTGTAAAAGCCATAATAAATCCTTAGCTTGCTGGTTGTAAAATCCAGTTAATGTAAAGCCCAGTAACACTTGGATGAGGCTGGCTGTCATTCCTGAAGACCAGAGGGTCATTTGCCCCTACAAGCTGAGAGCTTGTGAAGCTCCCTTTGTTGTTGGGTCCAACTGAGGTTAAGTCAAGCGAATGAACAACAGTTGCTCCTACCAGGAATGAAACTCCGAAAGGACTGCCGCTAAGCTCGATGTAGTTAAATGTAGCCCCTAGTAAAGTGAAAGTAGCTACACCACTAATGGTTGTCGGAGGGTAAATATTAAATGAAGTTGGGGTCGCTACACTAATCTGCGTGTTATTAATGTGCTGAGTTAAAGTTATAATTCCAGAAGCACCTAAGCCTCCAAAGCTTATTTCTTCAACAACAACCCCGCTAATTGAGGAACTTACTACTCTAAAGAATTTATATACTGGCGTGGCTGCCATATCTAAAGAGGATTGAATTAAGTCATTCTCACGAAATTTTAAATAAGCCGCGTTAAAATAATTAGCCAACTCGACTGTTGCGGCGGAATCATTTGTAATGTAAGCGTACGTAGTAGGGGCAAATGTATTCATCCCTGATGATATTGTATTTAAACCTTTTAATTCAAATGCCATTTTCTATTCTCCAGAAATGTGGGAGAGCCTAAACTCTCCCACCGCGTTACCAATATTCTTAAACAGTTTCGTCAATGCTAATTTTAACGATACCTTTGTCGTCTACAGGAATAGCGCCACCCTGGAAGATACCAGCGCTGAGCCAAGATAGTTTCTCAGGGATGTAGTTAACTTCAGTCCTAAAGTTAAGACCTGTAGCAAAGCCTACTGAGTCGTGCGCGTATGCAAAGCATGTGCGGTCCGTATCAGTGCCCGGCAAACCACCCTCTCCCATGGTAGGAATAACTTTAAACATAAAGTTAAATATCTTAAGGTTATCCAAGCCGCCATTATTAAGAGCCATCTGACTAACAAAGTCATTGCTTGTAATTTTTTCTTGGTCCAATAATTGAGCCTCTGCCCCAGCAGTAAGCGCAATAGTGCGACCTTCTCGTCCTACACCGTTAGCATTTAGGAACTTGTTGATGTCGCGAAGCTTTGCAAACGTAAAGCCAGTGCCACCTACGGGAATAAGATTGGAGGTAGTTGATGAGTCTAGTGCGCCAATAAGGATTTGATCACTCCGACGACCAATCGCCATAGCAATCGCTTCTGCTAACTCTCTCTTATCGTCAAAAGCAACTTCTTGTTGGTCAAAGATATCGGTGTATTCGACAGCATTCCAGTTGGTTAAAATAGCTTCTTTATGTACATAAGTGATATTCATAGGGCTAACATCATCTTGCGATGCTTTTTGTTGAGCCATACCTTCGCCCATTAATGGGAATTTAATGCTCTTGCCTCGTACATCTGATTTTGTTCGGACGGTGTCGCGCAGGTGAAAGCCTTTCGCCTGGTAAATGGCTTTAACCAAAGACGAAAACTCAATACTTGCAACTTCTTTTAAAAACTTGGACATAATTGTAACTCCTAAATAAATTAAAAAACCTAATTTATTCGGGTGTCACAACCAGTATTACAGGGAGGGCCGAAAACAATACGCTTAGTTATCTGTCCAGTCTTTCAGGGCAGGCCAAGCAACAGCGCGGATAGAGATAAAATCCCTACCCACACCTTTCGTTAAATATATCCAAAATCAATTTAAATGTCAATATTTATAATTGATTTAATTTGTTCCGTAATGAGCCTCAAACTTTTTAGTGGTTTCAGCCCGGAACACGGGGTCTGTCATGTAGCGAGGGTCTTGGACTAGCTGCTCCAAATACTGTGCATTTAGCTTTTCTTGATATTGAGAGGCTTCCTTGGCGCTTGGAAGGCCAGATTCTCGGGTTAATTTGCGCAGTTTATCTAGCATCATAACCTTCTCTGCCGACGTTGCCATGGACTTTAAGGACTCCGCCTCTTCACTTGAAAAGTTATTGTTAATCCAGGATGTGACCGTGTTGATTTTCTCCTGGCCATCTGGTCCTAGCTTCTCTATTTCGTGCTCGGGAGTGGTCTGCGAGGATATTTTTCCTTCAATGTATCTATTTACAATTCCATCAAAGATATCTTGAGACATGTTTTGTTCTTTTGCATAAGACTGAAAGTCCTGAAACATAGGGTCAGAAGAATCAAAAGACCAGTCCTCTCTCTGCTCAAAGGATTCAACGCTGTACTCCTCTGGAGCACCAGAAAAAGAACCGAGCTTTCGCTCTGCGTCTTTATATGCTTTTGCTTGAGCGGCTTGTGAGCCGAATTTTGAAGATAAGTAATCTGGCTTAGGGCCAGTGCCTGGGACATTTTCATCGATGAACCAGAGCTCTAAATCAGGATTAGCAGGTGCGGCATCAGGCACGTCTGATGAAGGTGGTTGAATGGGTGCTGACCCGCTTTCATAGCCTACAGCGCTCTCGGATTGAGCACTCGAGACGTCTACCACACCAGACTCTAATGATACTCCGTTTTCGCTAGAAATCAAGCTTTCACTCATGATATATCTCCTTTAAGTAGGTGTAAGACCTCTCGAATCAGGGTATTTTGACCCTCTCGGGTGCGCCCAAAATTTTCATTCTCATGGATTGGCAAAACCGGGGCTTCCAAATAATTCTCTCTCCACAAATCCAAGACTGCCTTCCCTTCATCCGAAGAGAATAGCCTCTTAATGCACCTCGCGTAATGCAGCGTTTTATCATCCGCATCCGTGTTTGCACTCTTATACTCACTCGAGTATTCACTTTCTTTTGTCATACTAAATCACCCTCCTCTGGGTTGCCTTCTTCTTCCTCAGGCTGCTCTCCTTGCGCCTGTGCCTGTGCCTGGTCAATCGTATCTTGAACCTGTGCTGCATCCTTTATCAAGATAGGGTCTACACCCAACTTCTCTCCTACCCACTCACTAAGTTGAGCTGCATTCACCCCTCCAAGGGCGAGTTCAGGGCCAACAGCCGCCTGCATAACCTCAAGGTATCGCGTGAACCTTGAAAGCTCCGCTTCTTCCTCTCTGCGGTTAATAGGAGACTCGTAGGACAGGGCAACTTGTTTTCCATCTATCTTGATATCAGGGAATAATCCTTTCTTCTTAAGAATAAACACTACGCGGTCAATAATCTTCGGCAAGAACTCCACCTGAAGGCGCCCAAAAGCCGGTCCAATCTCTTCGATGAGAGCTTGATTCCTAATAGATATTTCTGTGGCTGTTTTTGCTGGGGAGTTAATGGGCCCCAAGGGGTCTGCAAACATGAGGGAATTAACCTGGCTCATCAAGTTCTCGCGCAGCTCCAACGAAAAATTAACATTACTATCGAACTGCAGAGGCTGCAAAGGCCAGCCACCTGAGCCAGTTTGATTTACTGAGATTATAGTATTGGGCTCGACTTTTACATTGAATGGATTTAATACTCCATCATTAAAAGCCATCAATGGAGGGGCCACCTTAAGCGCTCCACTTTTAAATTCAAATCTAGCTAGCTCATTAAGGCTTAGCATAGATGGAAGAGCATTTATTACCGGGCCCCTGCCTAGAACTTCAGTGCTCCTCTTGGACCATCGATAAACAATCCAACGAGATGATGAAGACTCCTCCTCTAAAAGAATATCTCTAGAGCCAGATGTGAGCAACATGAACTTATACATCTTGGTCTTTTCGTCAAATATAGTCCCTTCAATCAGCTCAGTAACAGCCGTGATATCTCCTCTAACCGCCTCTTCCATCGCCGCAGTAAGCTTGGCGCCGGGCCACATAAACTTTATATTCCTAATTGGGATGCGATTAAAATCTCTCCACACGGTCTCAATCGTTCCAAACGGCCCCTCTTCAGGGTAGAAAGTTTCAATAGGAACCACCGTGAAAATAAGAGGGTTTTCATCATCACCCTCAACACATGTAACTGCAGCTGTACCCACAGCAAGGTCAAAATAAGATTCGTTAACAGCAAGGTCAAAATTGGAAGCATGAATATACTCAAAAATCCTCTTTGTCGCCGCCTCTAACTTCTTATTTATATCGTGTTGCAAGTTCTCCGGGATGTCCTTTCCTGATATAAGCTTCACCCACCACACCCCTGCCGGAGTTAAAAGAGATTGCATTTTGGATGCGAAAGTTATAACGGCCTTTACCATGGTGGTATCGAATACCCTAGCCTCTTCTCTTTGACCTGGAGTTATAACGCCAAAGGTGTATCGGTGCGGCTGAGAGAAAAGATAAGCATCTTCAAGTAGGCTTCGCCACTCCATAGCCCTGGCTTTAGCTTCGGCGTACCGAGCAAAAATCTTGTTATCTAACATGTACTACCCTAGCAATGAGCTTAATGTTCTATTTGGAATCTGTTGCTGCGCGCCGCCTGTAGTCTTGGAATCGATAACATCCAAAGGCGTACGACTAGAACGAGCTCGAAGGAGCCTCACTCTTTCTGAATCTAATTTTTTCTTTTTTTGGCTCTCGACTCTCTTTGCATCTGCGAGCTCTGCCTGAGCAGCCCGCCTGTCTCTCTTGGCATCTTTCCTAGCCCTGCTTCCGGTAATATCACCCATAAGAATCTCCTAATTCAATGTTTGAATCCTGGTTATTGAATAAGGATACTTGCTTTTCCTTTCGCATTCAAATAAACCTTTCCATAATTTATAAGGAGTCAAACCCTTGAGAGGTGAGCCAAGTACATACTTGACCATATTTACGCAATTCAGGAAGGGGAGGCTGAATATAGAGTGAAAATAGAGCTTGTATCCTCTATCCTCATTAATATCTACCTCAACTACCTTTATTGGTTGCCCCTCTTTTTCAGACTCGAGAATTATTCCACTCGGTAAATCAAAAGAGGCAGGACAGTCTAATATTTTAACATTAAGCCTGTCCGTGCCGGGGTCGATAAGGGTCCAGTTGAAGTCATCTTTTGTAATGAGGAAGCAGTGGCCGAACCCAGGCTTACAGTAAGCCTGGTGCCATAAAGAGCTTGACCTGAATATTACCCAGTACTTCAAGCTCTACTCTTAGCAGCCCAATGAAGACATAGCCATCAAGGTGTCAGCCATCACTAGAATCTGCGTGAAACAAGCGACCGCCAGAGCTACACCGCCCAGAGACAATACTAATGATAAATTAGAACGAAACCGTTCAACTGTTAAGCATATAGCTACAGCTAAACACATAATAAAAAATACGCCGCCTACAGCTGAGACAACATAGATACTTGGAGCAATTTGGCCTGCCGCTAAAGCGCAGACATTATCGATTGAAGACATGGAGTACCCTTGTGAGTTAACACCCACCCCTATTGGCGGGGTACGAACTTTAAACCAATAATTAATCAGAGTCAATAATATTATCACCTTTTACTCTTCCCCTCCTCTCTATCTCTTCCTCTAAAAAACAAACAACCTTGCCAGCCTCCTTAATGGCATGATGCACCCTATCCGGACCCTGCATGCCTTCAACCCCGCTATAATCTACGCCCTCATCACTTAGGTCTAGCATGCTAGTTATACCCTTCCCCACATGAGTCAGCTCAGGGCGAAAACTAAACCAGGGCACCTGAAAAGGCTCAAAATAAATATAAAAGGCATAACAGGTGAGCTCTTCTTTTTTTAACCCTTTTATTCCACTTGTTCTTACCTGGATTTCTAAGGCTGTGCTTAGCGCCCGATACATTAAAGTTTTTCCCGCAGGCCAACCTTCGAGTGCCTCTGAACTTTTTACCCATACCACTGAAAACATATTACCCCCTCATAAAACCAAAACCACAAAAACCGTATCACTCTTCTTTCTCTTAAGCGACGCCACCTTCTTCTTATTCCCAATCAAGAACTCTATCACCTCAGGGTGGATAACTTGCTTGTGCATTTTTCTAATCTTTTGGAGGTTCATTTGTGAGAATCCTTCTTCCAGTACCACTTAAAATCTCTTTCTTTCGAGTCCCAAGTTCCAACCCATCTCACCAAGCCTCTTGACGCAAGCGCCCCGGACCTAAAAACCAATATCTCAGCCTTAAGGCCGCCAATCTTGTCCTCAATAATTAATCTTTTCCCATGCCTGCTTCTTCGCCATATTATATTATCTGCGGTGAAATTCTTTTCCTCAAAAAGATGCTTGGTCATGGACATATTTGAGCTGCCAAAGTAATTAATACCCGTAGTATAGATGGATACAAAGCCATCAGGGTAGAACCTAACCCTGGTCTTGCTCAATAGCTCTTTACTATCAGAGGTTTTTGGCTTAAGCAAAAGCCACGTAGAGCTCAAGCAATGCCGGTTAAGCTTCTCATTCCATACCCAATCCACATCCACATCTAAAATCTTCTCTATTTGGCTAATAATCATTCTTCATCCTCTCCCTTCACCTTGCTTATAACTTTCGAAGAAAAATACTCAATAAGCTGTTCTACCTGGATTTCTTGATTCAAGAAATCCAGCATAATCCTGGTTGTCCACTCCTCCTGTTTATAGGTGAACTCAAATTGAAGAGCATAATCAAGATTGAGGAACCAGCAAAATGTAAGCCTAGGACTTTCTATTTCTTCTCTAACTTTAGCTTGTATAAGATTTTGTTCAAGCCCTTTCGCAATCCTGTTAACGTACCCCCGAGTACGACGTGGAGTACCCCTTCGTATTTTAACTTTCATCCTCATGCTCCTTAAGGGCGCTCATCAACTTTTCTCTAGTTAACTCGCTCATTCGCCTTTCCCCCGGCTAATCACAGTCCGGCACATCCCTGCTATTCCGTACTTCATCTTGAATTTACCCCCTGTTTTTAAATAATCCTTCATCCTAATCTGAGGGATAAAGAAGAATCTAGGGTGAATTGGGGATGGCTTGGCAATCTCTTCCAGTATCTCTCTTCTCCCCCGAGGGGACGCAGCTATTTCTTCTGCATCGGTATGTAGCATCATATTATCGCGGGAAGGGTCGGTAACAATCCCATGGGGGCTCCTGACCCACCAAACTAGAAGGGTGGGCACAAAACTTAGGTTGTCCTCTATTACCCATTCGATATGCTTATAAGTCGGGAACCGGCCAATCAACCCCACCATGAACCTATTCACGCGTCTTTCGACCCATGCTTCATCTCTGCTTACACTCACTCTTCTTCTATCTCCCCTCTTAATTGCCTCAACCTATTCCGGAGAGGGCGAATAAAATCCCTGCCTTCATTTGACTCATCATAAAGCATGGCTGTAACCCAGCCAGACCCTGCCGCCTCCATTTTAACTTGAGCAAGCCTGGTGACTCGGACAGGCGATATTTTCTCCCACGCGGCAATATCGATATTCTTCATTTCCCCACTATCTAACTCGGCTTTAAATTCAGCCTCCAAAATAGTTGAAAGTCTTAACTTAACCTCGGGACCCCAGGCAGGGTCCGTATCCATAATATTATTACCAATCGCTACTCTACTCATCATCTCTTCCCTCCACTCTTCTCACTAAGGCCTCGGCTAGCTTTTC